CGAGATAACTCGGAAATAAATCCGACAAATAATAATACTAATTATAAAAATACTAATAATCATAATAACTCTACGTCGGGAAAAAATTTCCCTCCGGTGAAAACGGGAAAGAAATTTGTTTACACCGATGACGACTTGAGAGCGGCTAATTGGATTTTTGTCTTGATTAAAAATTTAAGCCCTAACGTTAAAACACCTAATTTTGCGAGTTGGGCAAATGAAATCAGGCTCATGCGGGAACGAGACGGAAGAACTCACAAAGATATTTGCGAGTTGTTTAAATGGGCCAACGAAGATGAGTTTTGGTCGGCAAATATCTTAAGCCCGTCTAAGTTGCGTGATAAATGGGATCAACTTGAAATTAAAAAACGCTCATGCAAAGCGGTTAAGCGCAAAGAATCTTTTGCTGATAAAAACTCAAGCGACTGGTCTAGTCCTGAAAAAATGGCGGAGGCATTTTGATGAGTCAATTAACAACACAACAACAAGTCGGCGCAAGACGCGTACCAGACCAAGCGCGCCACATAATTGACAAGATTTTTGAAAATCTCACTGCGAGCTGTCCGATTTTGCTCACGATTAGCATGGAACAGTTGGAAATCCTAAAGCAACAATGGATTTTAGGATTTGCCGAAAACGGCATTAAAACCTTTGAGCAAGTCAAACGCGGCATGGCGGCAGTAAGAGCGAAAGCAAACGGTTATTTGCCAAGTGTAGGCGAGTTTGTGGCGTGGTGCAATGACATTGACTATCACGCATTGGGATTGCCAACGGAAGCTGAATTAGTAGCCCGTCTGAAAGCGTTTAGCGGTTATGCGAAATACGACGAACATAAATTCAAATACCGCTCAAAAGCGGAATATTGGTTGCTATCCATGCTTTACAACAAGTATTGGAACAAGCGCGAAGAAGATTTGTTAAATGCGGCACCGAAAGCGCTTAAAGACGCTGTGGAAAAAGTTAAAAGCGGTTACGAGTTTCCGGAAATTCCAGTGGCAATCGAACAAAAAATCGTAAATCTCCCACAAGAAAAAACATTAAAACACATCGCCAACTGCAAGGCGGCATTGAGAGGACAAGCGGCATGACAGAGCAACAATTTGACCGCAACACATGGCAAACGCCGAAGTATTGCAGAAATTATTTAGAGATTCGGTTTGGTTGGTTTGATGTCGACGGAGCGGCAGATACTAGAAATAAATTATTCCAAAAATGGATCGGAATAGGCCCGGCATGGGGAGACCCTGACAATATCGCTTTAGATTTTCTTGGCGATGATGTGATCGGCAAGATAAATGAATTGGCGGAATGTAACGGATATCCAACGCATATCTATGTAAACCCACCGTACTCTGATGTAACGCCATTTTTAATCCGTGCGAAAGAATTACGAGATGCCGGACATTTAGTCGTGATGTTACTCAATAACGACAAATCTACGCAGTGGTATCAAAACCATATCCATGGCGTGGCAAATGAGGTAATTGATATTGTCGGTGGACGTATCGCCTTTATCCACCCGGTGACAAAGCAGGAAATCAAGGGAAACAGCAAGGGGCAGATGATTGTTGTTTTTGACCCCGCAATGCAAGACTTTGTACAGCGCTCAGTAAGTCTTGATTTTGTCAAGAAAATAGGTGGTTACGATGACCGATAAGCAAACATTTTTCTTACGCAATGAGCAAGTGCGGTCGAATTGCCAGTCATTTATCCAAGATTTACCAACGGACGATAAAAAGCCGTTGGTTATTAAAATCCAGCCAATGACACGCAACCTTGAGCAAAATGCCAAATTTCATGCCATGTGCCAAGACGTGGCGAACCAAGCCGAATTTATGGGTCGTAAACTCTCAATGGAGCAGTGGAAAGTCTTATTTATCTCCGGTCATGCAATCGCAACAAATCAAAAAGCGGATGTTGTGCCGGGGCTTGAGGGTGAATTTGTGAATATCCGTGAAAGCTCGGCAAAAATGAGCGTGTCACGAATGGCAAGCCTAATTGAATATGTCACAGCTTACGGTGTGGCGAACGGGGTTAAATTTAACGATAGATGGGGATTTTACGGACGATGATTTGGACAAATTATTTTGCGGTATTGGCAGCGTTATCACTTACGCCTGTTTTTGTGTTGGTCTGGGCGCTGTTTTTTGCAGATGACAAATACGCAAACAAGATTTTTATCTACTGTCTCACCGGTTGTGTATTAGGGGGCTTGATGTGGATTGCGTTAGGCGTTGGGTTGGGATTGACGGTGATTTTGGAGGGGCGATGAGTAAAGAGAAATTTGAACGCACAAAGCCGGTTGTGAATGTTGGCATCATAGGTCATGTCGATCACGGAAAAGCAAAACTCACGGCAGCAGTAGTAACGGCAATAGCGGCTAACTTAGCGCGTAAATCGGTTGATGATGTAAACGAAAAACTAACGCGCGGATTGACAAAAGAACGTGACGACTGGCGCAAATGGAGACAGTCAGGCGGTAAGAATAAGAGCATGATTAATGGGGTGAGACGGTGATTTGGTTTGTTTGTTTTTTAATGTTTCTAGGGCTGTTTTTCGACGGGAGAACGGGTTATGGCGATTTAGCTATTTTTGTCCTTTTGGTCTGGATGGCTTACAAGTTAGGGGTGTTTTAATGGCTAAGGCACCAAAACAGCATAAATGCAAAGTATGTGGGAGCTACTTTGTAAAAACGTTCAGTAGTACGCAAAAGGTTTGTTCGCCGGAATGTGCAATAAAATTATCTCGTGAACAATCCCGCAAAGAGCGAGAAAAGAAAGATAAGCAAGAGCGTATTGAATCTCGTAAAAGAATGGCTGTACTTAAAGAAAAAGCTAAAACCAAGGGAGAATTAACGTCAGAAGCGCAAAGTGCGGTGAATCGATATATTCGGCTGCGTGACGAAAATAAGCCTTGTATATCCTGCGGAAGACCTCTTACAAACGACCGGCTTGGCGGCGGTTTTGATGCCGGGCATTATCGTAGTCGTGGGAGTGCGGTACATTTGCGATTCTATACGTTAAATATTTTCGGTCAATGCAAAAAGTGCAACCGATATTTGGGCGGAAATTATCAGCAATTCAGACTTGGTTTAATAGAACGAATTGGATTGGCGAAGGTTGAGGAAGTCGAAGCAGATCAGCGAATAAGAAACTACTCAAAAGAAGATTTGAAAAGAATTAAACAGATTTTTAATAAAAAATGCCGATTAATTGAAAAGCGTAGAGGTCTTAAATGAGCAAATCCATTGAGTTATTAGTTAAACTTCACAATCCCAAATGTGTGAGCGCAGAGACTGCCGGGAGAGGTGGGAAAAGTCCGCTTTATAAGGAGCAGATTGTTTTTGCATTTGCTCAGGCCGAAAAGGAATTTATGTTCGGGTATCATTTATTGATGTGTAAATATCGGCAAGATCCGTTTTCTCGAGAGTTTGTGAACAGCTATGCAGAAAGTTGGTGCGAAGAATGTGGATTGCCTGAACACGCTACAGATGCGCTATCATACGTTGTGGATATGGTTTGTGATTTACCTTTACCAAGTCAATTAAAACACCTTAACGCCCTCAGAAAACGCTATTTACGGTCGCAATATGCACACTTATCCGTGATTGATAAAGCAAACAAAATTGCCGAAGAAAATGGGTTATCCCCAAATAGTGTCGAGGCTAGACAGTTGCGAATTCGCGAATTAAATGATGTGCGGAAATCAAATTCCTGCCCTCGTTGCCGCGGCACCGGTGAGGTGGGTAGGGTGCAAAAGCGCGAATGCCCTGAATGCAAGGGGAAAGGGAAGTTGCGCGCGAACATCTATCACTTAATGAAATCCATTGATTGCACTGAAGCCTACTTTAAGCGTTACCTCAATGCGCTTGTGGTGGATTTTGAACGCCATTGCTACGAAGAAATGAGTGGTGCGGAAGATGTGATTAAGAAGCGGTTAAGAAGTGAATTGTCAGAATTGTAAATTATTCTTAAACATAGAGGATCTTTGAATTAGATCACAGACAAAAAAACAAAGAAGCTCCTATAATTTAAAGAAATTTAGTTATGGGAGTTTTTTTATGAAAAAAATTATTTTAATTGGACTTGGAGTATTTGCAATTACATCTTGTTCATCTTTTATTTCAGATGATGTAATTGCTGGCAGTCGTCAGGTGGATGATAAATCTGTTACGGATGAAATTTTGTGCCTTTCAGCATTTACTTCTGAAGTCCAAATACCAAAATCAAAAATTCAACAAAATATCCTTAATGAATTAGGCCGGAGAAAAATTACTCCAGAGCAATGCTCAAGTTATGTTGTTTCGAATGCTGGTGGAATTGAATCGTTTTGTAATGATCTTAATAAGGGGTATGTGACAGGGAAAATTGCTATGATGCCTAGTTTTGGTAATTATATTACCTTACAGGATATGTTCTCAGTGCAAAAAGTTTTAGGTATTGATTGCAAGACTAAACAGCACCTAGACAGATACAATACAGCTCGTGAAGAAGAGGAAAAATTAAGAGCTATAAGAGCGGCAACTCCAGATGAACCGGTTGATTTTTCTAAAAGCTGGCAAATGTTTCAACCAAAAACAAATACTGTAAATTGTATGTCGGTTGGGTCTTCTACTATGTGCAATGACACCAAAGGAAATCTTTTAAATATTAATAGATGGTAAGAATAAAAAACTTCTGACGTTTTTAGCGCTTATACATGAATACTATTGGTGTTTTTGTAGGTTTAAATAGTCTTCGTACTAGTGATTATAAATTGACTTAACCCTAATTTTGCATTACTATTTCTAACAATAGCCGAGGTGTAAATTAATACATCTCGGTTTTTTATTGGCAAGAATTCCATAGGCTCAATCTTAACGGATTGGGCTTTTTTATTACCTCGAAAATAAGCGGGGTGGAGTATGAGAATGTTTAAAGATCCCGGAAATCAAAGCTATGTCTGGTCGGGTTTTTCTGGCTTTTTGGCGTGGCTTGGCGATCAGAATAATTTAATGTTACTTAGTCTTGCGATTGGTATTTTGACAGCGCTTGTGAATATGTATTCCAAATTCTGGGAAGGTCGCTTGCTGAAGCGCGAAGAAGAGCGCAAGGAAGAGATTCACGCGCTGATGGTGGCAAGATTAAAACAGGGGTTAAATATTGAAATTATCAAAGACTAGAGGGGCGTTAGGTGTTTGCTCCGTTATCAGTATTATTGCGGTGATGTACACCTCGTATGGCGACGAAATCGCATTAAGCCCTGCCGGTGCTGAGATTATCGGCAATGCTGAGGGTTGTCGCCGTGAGCCGTACAAATGCCCATCAGATGTGCTAACTGTTGGTGTTGGCTCAACAGAATATAGCGGATTGCCGATTGAGCCGAAACGAATCTATACGGATTTGGAAATTGCCGAGCGGTGGAAGAATGATATTCAGGTGGCGGAAAAGTGTGTGAACCAATACGGCAACGGACGAAATTTACCGCAATCTGTTTTTGATGCTGTAACGTCCATCACATTTAATGTTGGCTGTGGTGCAATGCGGAAATCCACAATGTTTAAATATCTCAATGCAGGCAAGTATGTGCAGGCGTGTAATGAGTTTCCGCGTTGGACTAAAGCGAGTGGGAAAACATTACCGGGGCTGGTCTCTCGTAGAGAAAAGGAAAAAGCACTATGTTTAACAGACCTATCGAAACAGTAAAAACGTATCTGATTGGTGCTTTAGCCTTGGCAGTTTTGGGCTTGGGTGCGTGGTCGCGGTACCAATCCAGCAATATTGTTGACCTAAGAGCCGAGAATCAGGCTCAAGCCCAAACCATATCGCAACAGTCCGCAGACATCGAAAAGCTCAAACAAGAAGCTGTCGAGAATCAGCGGATTTTATTAGAGTTATCCAAACAAGAAGCAGAAGCACGGAGCGAATCAGATGATGTTATTAAATCAATCCCACAAGATGTTAAACAAAGCCATCCTTATAATGCTTCCGCTCCTCGTAATGTTGTTGAGTTCTTGCGGAAGTAAGTCTCAGGCTACCGGTTGTCCTGTATTGCCGCCTGCTTATGTGGCTCACTTAGATAAGACAGGATTTAACGGCAACACATACGGCGATATCACTCAATACTCTGTCATCCTTAAGCGTGAGCGCGACATGTGCCTAAATCGCATTGATAAGATTCGCGAGTGGCAAATTGAGAAGTTAAACAAATAAGAAGTAATTCAACAGCCCGTCTAACCACGGGCTTTTTTATATCTCGTTTATGGCAAGAAAAGATTGGAACGCACTACAAATAGAATACATCAAGTCTTACGCAAGAACCGGTATATCTGTAATGGAGTGGTGCCGCAAGAAAGGTTTGAACTTTGCCAGTGCTAAACGATATATCAAAAAGCCTGAAACCGCCTTTGCACAGATGGAAGAAATCCAAAAGGGCGATAACAGAGAAGTAAAAGCAATCAAGAAAGCTGCTAAAAATATTGCGAACAAAACTGCGAAATCTGAAGTTATTGAATCTAAAGAAGATTTAGAGGAAAACTGCGAAATTAATTGCGAAATCGCGAAACAAACTGCGAAAAGTGCGAATGTCGCAAATGAAACTGCGAAAAAGACTGCGAAAGTTTTAGAGGGGAGACCGATAATTCATGGCGGTTATGCGCGATTCTTCAAGGACAAATCCGCCTTTGATGTTGTAGTTGATTTTAGCTTAAAAGACGAAATCGACTTAATGCGCCAACGGGCCATCTCGGCGATTGAAAGCGTTGAGAAGTTCACCGCTGATTTAGCACGGTGTAAAACGGCAGAAGATAAGGAAATCACATTTAAGCTAATCAAATCTGCCGAAGCTGCACTAGACAGAGCGGTGGGGCGTATCGAGAGCTTGAATAGCACAAACAACAATATTGCACTTACTCTTGAAACAATTGAATTGAGAAAAGCGCAAACGAAAGAAACCTTGCTGAAAGCGGATAAATTAGCGCAAGAACTCGGCGCAAAAGCAGCAAGTAAACACAAAGTCGAATATGCCATCGACTTCTATGATGACGAGGAAAGTAGTGATGAAGATTAATTATCGTGCTTCCGCTACGTTTCGTAGAGTGCATAAATCAAATGAGTTGGTTAAAGCGATTCGTGGCCCGATTGGGAGTGGTAAATCAGTTGGGTGTGTTATGGAGATGTTCCGTATTTGCTTAAATCAAGAACCTAATTCTGATGGCGTTCGCCGTACTCGTTGGGCTTGCGTGAGAAACACTTATCCTGAATTAAAAGGAACGGTGATCAAGACGTTTCAAGCATGGATTCCTGAAAGTATTTGTCCGATTAAATACGATAGCCCGATATCTGGGATGATGAAAATCAATCATCCTGATGGCAAGACGACAGTAGAAGCGGAGTTTATGTTCCTTTCAATGGATAAGCCAAAGGATGTAAAAAAATTAATGTCCTTGGAACTGACGGGAATTTGGATTAACGAAGCGCAATTCTTACCGGTGATGTTGGTAACAGAGGCGGTAACACGTACTGGCCGTTTTCCTGAAAAGCGAGTTTCGGAAGGATTCGATGGCGCAACGTGGAACGGTATGATTATGGACACCAACTCACCTGATGACGATCACTGGTGGCATACCTTTGAAATGGCACTCGATGAAGATACAGGGGAAAGCCTTACACCTAAGAATTGGGCGTTCTTCACACAGCCTGGCGCGTTAATTGATATTACTGGTATTCCGGTTGAATCGTTATCTGATGAAGTCAAGGTGAATATCGAAAACGGTTTATACGTGGACTATCACGGACACCGTTTTGTCGCTAATCCGTTAGCGGAAAACGTAGAAAACCATAAAAAAGGCTATGGCTACTGGTTTGATAACCTTCAAGGGCAAACATTAAGCTGGATTAAATCTCGTATTTGCAACGAATTTGCGACTGTTCAAACAGGTAAACCCGTCTATATGGATCACTTCAACAAAGATTTACACGTTTCAAAAGATAAATTAATTCCGGTTAAAGGATGGCCTACATTCATTGGTCTTGATTTTGGTTTAACGCCAGCCGCTATCATTGGGCAAGTTTCGCCAGTTGGACAATTGCGAATTACTGATGAAGTCGTGGCGACAGGAATGGGGATTCAGCGATTTATTCAAGATCAGCTGTCGCCTTTAATCAGATCTAAATATGCAGGCTGTGCAGTTGAAATCATTGGCGACCCTGCCGGAGTACAGCGCGCGCAAACCGATGAAAAAACCTGTTTTCAAATCTTGTTAGAAAATGGATTCAATGCACGCCCAGCAGACACAAACAACACCACGGGGCGACTTGAAGCTGTGCGTTGGTGGTTATCTCGCTTAGTTGGAAAAGGGCAACCTGCGATGATTATCAGTCCGCATTGCCGAGTTTTAATTAAAGGCTATGAAACAGGTTATGCCTATCGTCAATTGAATATTAGCGGTGAAGAAAAATACACAGAATCACCCGATAAAAACCGTTATTCGCATCCACATGATGCAAATCAGTATTTATGTTTAGGCGCAATGCCCGACCTATTCAAACAACAAATCATCAACATTAAACCACATCAAGCGATTAGCTCAGTCACAGGATATTAAAAATGGCAGAAGAACAATCCGCACTTCTGGAAGCTATCACAGCTTTCGGGTCAGATTTGCACGCAAGACTTTTAGAGCATATCAAACAGCGCCAACCGGTCGTCCAGCGTTGGGTGAAAGATATGTATCAGTACCGTAATAAGTACGAAGACAGTATTAAAACGAATAAATCAAAAGTATTTGTCGGTTATACGCGTGCCAAAACTGATTCATGGACGGCGCAGATGACAGATATGCTTTTCCCAAGTGACGATAAAAACTACGGCATTTCACCAACGCCAATGCCGGATATTGCGAATCTAGCCAAACAGCCTGACAGTAGCGATCCGGAACAAGCTGCCCAAATCTTTAATGCTCGTGCAATCATGCAACAGGCAAAAGAAAGCGCCGAAGCAATGGAGAAATTGATTGATGACCAGTTGCTTGAATGTGATTACGCGGCAGAAGCTCGATTGTGCTTACATTATGCCGCCGTGCTTGGTACGGGTATTTTACGTGCGCCGGTGGTTGACGTTGTGGAATCTAAAGCGTGGCGCCAAGATGAATTAGGGAATTGGGTTGGTGAAATCGTAAGCAAAACCATTCCTGCTGCACGTTTGGTCTTGCCATGGGATTTTGTGCCGGACATGACTGCACCAACAATCAAAGATTGCCAGTTTGTGTTTGAGCGCAGTTATGTGACGAAGAAGCAATTACAGGCGATGGTTAAAAATCCATATTACTTAAAAAAAAGCATTCTTGAACTGTGCGAACTGGAAGGCTCCGATACGCGTACAGCAAGTTCCGATATGGATGGATATGTTGATACATTAAGAACGCTTTCAGGTCTTGAAACACAGAGCAAGGATAGTCGCTATGAACTATGGACGTATCATGGTGGCATTCCGTTAAGTGTTTTAGAAAGCGCCAATGCACAGTTGGGCGATGAAAACAAATTAAACATTCCAAACGATGAAGAATCACGCGCAGCTAATTTGGAAATTGATGGCGTGATTGTCATGGCTGGTAACGGCAAGATTTTAAGCGTGAATCTTAATCCGTTGGAAACCGCTGAATTTCCTTATTCTGTTTATACCTGTGAGCCGGATGTCTGTTGTGTGTTTGGCTTTGGCATTCCTTACCTCTGCCGCGATGCACAAGAGATTTTAAACACTGCTTGGCGCGGCATGATTGATAACGGTGTTTTAGGCATTGGGCCACAAGCTGTTGTGAATAGCAGTGTATTAACTCCAGTGGATGGAAACTGGGAATTATCGCCTTACAAGCTATGGAAAACCAACGATCGAGCAACAGCGAATGCACAATTTGAAGCGCAACGTGCTTTTGGGATTTTTGATATTGGTAGCAGACAAGCGGAATTAGCCAACATTATTCAGCTTTCTAAGTCATTCATGGACGAGGAATCAGGGCTCCCTATGATTGCTCAAGGCGAGCAAGGACAAGTCACTCCAACATTAGGCGGGATGTCTATGTTGATGAATGCGGCAAATGCCGTTCGTCGCCGCCAAGTAAAAGAGTGGGATGATGCGGTAACAAAACCGCTGATCCGCCGATTCTACGAATACAACATGAATATGAGTGATGACGCAACAATCAAGGGCGATATGCAGGTTGTGGCCCGTGGCACCTCCGCTTTATTAGTGAAAGAAACGCAGACAGCGCAAATTATCGATATTTTCCAGAAGTTCGGTCAGCACCCGCAATTAATGCACGCGTTTGATTGGTACGATGGCGCGAAAACCTTAATGCAATCTATGAGCATGGGAACGCAAACCATGCTGATTCCACGTGAGGAATACGAACAGAAACTCCAAGAAATGCAGGAAGCGCAGTCGCAGCAACCGCAAGACCCGGAAATCCTCAAAGTTCAAATGCAAATGCAGATGGCGCAACAGAAACAGCAACATGAAATGCAGTTAGAGCAAATGCGTATGCAGAACCAGTTGCAGATTGAGCAAATGAAAGTCCAGATTAAAGAGAAAGAACTCGAAATCAAAATGCTTGAAGTTGAAATCAATCAACAATCACAGCAAGCAAGATTGAGTCTGGATGAAAGATTAAGTACCGCTAAACTGACAACAGACCTCCAATTGCAAACAGGCAAGCAGGCAATTGACTTGGAGAAATTCAAGACAGAGGTGGCATTGAAGAATACACTGGTAGCCAATCCACAAGGCAACTACGGATTAGGCAAATAACAGACCGCAACCCAAAAAGTGCGGTCTTTTTTATTACAAAATTTTAAGGGCAAATAACATGAGCTTTTACCTTTCTGACAAAGACTACAAAGAGATGATTGGCATTATCAGCGGCAATACCGGCAGCAAGAAAGGCAATGACACGGGCGGAACCTACATTGATATGCCGTCAGCTAGCACTGAGCCGAAACAGCAGGGTATTGTTGCCGATACAGTTGATGCAGTACAAATGGGTGCGTGGAAAGGGCTTAGTGATATTGCGCATGGTTTAGGCGCGTTAACCGGTGCAGATTGGCTGCATAAGGTTGGTGATTGGGCTGGGGAAGGTGCGGATGAAAACCTTGCCACAATGTCCGATGAAATGAAAGTAGCATTGAATCAGAATGCGTTTGACGGAGAAGATCAAGGGATTCGTAATGTGCGTTGGTGGGCAGGCAATCTTGGCTCCTTGATCGGACAAAACCTTGATACTGTTTTAACGCTTGGTGCCGGCAAGGCGGCCACATTCGGCGTAAAACAAGCCGGTAAAATGTTGCTGAAAAAAGAAGCGGCCGAAGAAGTTGGCAAAGTCGCCGTAGAACAAGCTGCTAAACGGGGTATTCCTCAAAAATACTGGAACATGGTAGGGATTACCGCCACGATGTCCGCCATGTCAAGCGGTAGTCGTTACAGTCAAAAACGTGATGATGTGATGGCGATGACGAATGAACAGCTATCTCAAATCCCGCAATTCTCGGACGCTTACTATGAAATTGCTGACAGTGAAGAAGGAAAAGGGAAAACGGTTGAACAGCTTTACGATTTAGCCAAAGTATCCTTTGCTGATAAGGTTGGTCGTGATGCGGCGTTAAATCCTGCGGCAATTGCAACAGATTTATCGACAAATGCGGTAAGCGGTCTTGGTGGTGGCTTCTGGGGCTTGGGTAGTCCAGCTAAAACCATTAAAGGTGGCTTGTTAAAAGGTGCGATGGTTGAGGGTGGAACCGAAGCCATTCAAGGCGTTGGTGAACAATATGCTTTGAATAAGGCGGAGCAAGACAACTACAACCCGAACAAAGATTTAACTGAGGGTATGGCAGATAACGCCATCAATGGTGCCGTGCTTGGTGGCGTGTTCGGCTCTGCTATGGGTGGTTTAGATACTTACACAGATCGCCGCGCATTCAATAACCAAAAACGCATCCTGTTAAATCATATTAACACTGGCAATGAAGCAATTGATAGTCAGTTAAAAAATTACGTTGGCATGCTCAATCAAGGCGCAGCGGATTTAGGCGACCTTGTTTCTGCGAGCCGTGTTCAAGCATTGAATAATGCCGGTATTGCGAACGCCCGCGTCCGCCAAGCGGAAGAAGACGCCCGCGCTCAACAGCAATCCAACGCACAATTTGAATCAGATTTCTTTGGTGAAGAACAGGTAGCGCAACCAAATCAGCCTGAATTCAAAATTGATCCACAAATGGAGCGTGCAGTTTATGTGGCAAAGGCCATTGAGAAATTCAGAAAAGGCGATTTATCCGGTGCAAATGAGTTCATCAGCGATCCGATGGTGTTCACCGACAATGCCGCAAAAAGCCAATTTGTTATCGACCGTGGTTTTGGTGAGTTAAAAAACATTGCAGAAGCCTACGGACTCAATCCGAAAGATGGTAAAGCCATGCGCCAATGGATTGAGGATTATATTGCTAAGGCGAGAGAGTATAACGCCAATTATACCGAAACATCTCAAACTGTTAATCATGCCCCTCAAGCTCAAGCCGGCAATCAAAGTAATTCGCAACCAAGCATCACCCATGAAGACATCAACAACCAAATTGCTCAAGATGATATGGCCAGCGCTACTCGCTATTCTTTTGCCGGAGAGAATGCACAAACTACCAACAAAGAGCTGTTAGCACAAGCCAAAAGTGCGGTAGAGAGTGGGCTAGATCCAGAAGTGATTCGACAAGAAACAGGATGGTTTAAAGGTGCTGACGGTAAATGGCGTTTTGAATTAGATGATAGCGACATTAATTTCAAAGACACTGGAAGCTATATGGCTTCACACATTAAAAGTGGGGTCAAGCTTGGAGATTTAATTCAGGCCGATAAGTTGTTCAACGCTTACCCAGATTTGAAAAATATCACTGTTAAAACAAGTGCAGACGGTGGAATCTATTACTCCCCTAAAACAGACGAAATCTTTTTTGATGGCGGTGAGATGGTAGATAACGCCAAAGGCTCTTTATTGCACGAGGTACAACACGCCATTCAACAGCGAGAAGGGTTTGCTCAAGGAGGCTCACCTTCTGAATTTAGAGATATTAACCGAACAGAGATGGCATTGGAGGGTAACAAGAACAGATTAAGAACGTTGCTCGGAAATAATCCGAAAGAAGCGACAGTTTATAGCGAGATGAATCGCTTGGTTAATCAATACCAAGGCTTTGACAATATGCCAGCAGAGATTGAGCAGAAATATGATTCTTTGTTGGGCGAAATGCAGGGAGAGGTAGGGCGCAATATTCTTGATTTGGATTTTGAAATTCGCACCGCACAAATGCGCTTGAGAGAAGGTAATGCTGACATATTAACTGCCGAAGATCAATATCGCCGTTTAGCTGGTGAAGTTGAAGCGAAGAATGTCCAATTCCGCCTTCCTTTAACCGAGGAACAAAGAAAAGCTTTTTCTCCGAAGGATACACAAAGCATTCCGGATGAACAACAACGGGTGCATTATGGGTATGGAATAAATCACGTATTGAATGAATCCGCCAATTCTGATTTTGCGAAAGCGGTGGATAAAATAGCGAGTGGTGAAGCTGTAGCCAAATATATCAATGTCGGTACAACGCCAAGCGTGTTGAAAATGCTCGGACTACCCGATGTTCGTGTGACAATTAGCGGGCAGGTATTAAATAAGGTAATGCTTGGTAAGCACAATGTTACACAAGAAACATTAAAGCAATTACCGAATCAAATTAATAACCCTGTGGCAGTAATGAAATCAAGTACGCAAGAGAATGGTTATGTAGTCTTGACTGAGTTGGTAGAACGGGAAGATGGGAAGGATAAACCAGTTATTGCCGCATTACATTTAAAGAAAACAAATCAAGGGCTGGAATTAATCTCAATAGCAAGTGTTTATGGTAGAAGTAATGCTCAAATTCAGAGAGGATTAGAGCGTGATTTGCTTTATTGGAATAAAGCAAAAGGTTCACAATTTTTAACTGCCTTCGGGCTTCGATTGCCTTCACATATGCAGTCAGATGTGAACCTTTCTGCTTTTAATATTAAGACCGAAGCCGATTTAAGTCAATACCAAAGCGCAAAAAATAACCAAGAATTTTCTACAAATCAGGAAATTCAACGTGCGCAAGCAATAATCAATAAAACCTTTGGTAAAGCCGCACAGCATATCGAAGTGACCACCTTTGCTAACCCGCCAAAAGACGTGAAGAATCTAATCACGTCTGATGTTGAAGGCTGGTTCAATCCGAAAACAGGCAAAATCACTATTGTCGCCGACAGCATTAAGCCAACCAAAACCATGACCAAAGATGAACGCTTACATTTTGTTGCATGGCACGAAATGGCGCATCGTGGAATCAACGTGGGCTACAAAGGCACTTATGACAACCTTATGGCCGAAGTCGGCAAGAATAAAGCTGTGAGTCAAATTGCCGATGCAATTCAGAATCAACGCAAAGGCACAGATGATTTAGCTGCAACAAATCGAACTGTGGCAATTGAAGAAGCTATTGCCGAAATCATGGCGGCCAATGAAACCGGTAAATGGAATGAGTTGGAAACTCGTTACGGTGTAGAAATCAAGAAAGGGCAACGCCAATCCTCTAAATCATGGTTGGCAATGACCGCACAACGAATTAAAGAGTTCTTGGCAAAAATCTTTGGTGCCGAACGAGCAGCGCAATTCTCTGATGAGGATGTGTTGAATCTTGTCGCTAATATTAAGAAAAATGCGGTTGGAAATTTAAATGGAAATCGTGGTGATGTGCGCTATTCTACCGCTGGCGAATCTTTGCCAATGGATCTTGAATCAAGATTGGCAAGAGCAAAAGAACAAGGATTCGACACTGAATATTTCTATCGTCACGGAACCTATCAAGAAAACCCTATTGAAAGAATCCGCCCCGATGAATCTTTTGGCGCACTATTCACTTTGAAAAATGATTTTGCAGATTTAAGACCTGAAAATCCTGCAGTCGGAAATCGTTATGAAGATTTCATCATCAAGAGCGAGCCGATGACTCATCAGGAGTTCAACGATAAGCTATTTGATTCTGTGGAATCAATGGAAGAAGCAAAAGACCTAATCGCTAAAGATGCCATTATTGATAAATCCTCTTTGAGTGAAGAAGAATGGGAAAATGTTCTTGATGTTATTGCTGAAAATAAAGACCTAACAAACTTAATCGATCGTGAATATGATGGTGAAACCCCGGAATATTTGAAAGAAGTATTCCGTTTCCAAGGTGAAGATGATGTTGGGTATCTAAACTGGGGCGCTCAACGCCTAAGAATTAAACTTGCTAAAAAATATGGCGCAAACGCAATTGAAATGGAAGATGAATATGGCATTTCTATTGCGTTATTACCGGGCAACGGCATTCGCTCAGTGGAAGCAGAGTTTAACCCGAGCAAAACGGATAGTGATAATTTGCGTTTCAGTCGTAACGAAGATCTCACCGAAGAACGCTACAATCAAGCCAAGGAAAATGGCGAAACCGAACTCACTTTCCATCAATGGAAACAAGTGCGCTCGCCTGAGTTTAAAGCATGGTTCGGGGATTGGGAAAACGATCCTGAAAACGCAAGTAAGGTTGTAAATCCTAAAACCGGTGAGCCGTTAGTGGTTTATCATGGCACATTAAATAGTTTTAATGTATTTAGCAATGATAGAGGTGTTCATTTTGTATCTGACGATCCGAAATTTATTGATAAGTTTGTGACACAAAATAGCGGAGAGTTTGCTGATGGTGCAAATGTTATGCCGTTATTTATTTCCTCCAAGAATCCTTTTGATTACACTAACAAAAAACACGTTGGGAAACTTTCGGTGAGAGCCGGATTGAGCTCTAGCGCTGTTAGTGAAATAAAAAAAGGTAAATGGCAACGGATAGAGGATAGAACAATCATTGAATCAATCAAAGACTTGGGATTTGATGGTTTTTATGTAAATGAGGACGGAGTTAAAAACTTAGCTATCTTCAACTCCAATCAAATTAAATCAGCATCCTCTAATACAGGGGTATTCTCAAGCGAGAATGATGATATTCGTTTCTCCCGTGCTAACACAGCTCAATCCGCCCTTGATCTTTCTCAGACGGCCAAAGCCGAAAGCGAGCCAAGTCTTTGGGATGATTTAAAAGGGAAAGACTATTCAAGCTTTAAAGAACGCTTTAATCGGGCAGTGGGTAAAGTGGATGAATGGCTGGCTGATAGTCTTCGCCCGGTTAATGACTGGATTGATTCCATGCACCTTGAAGACCAAACAGGGAACACCAGCAGCCGAGACCACGAGAAACGCCGATTGAAAGATGCGATGTACACCGCCAAAGGGAAACGTGACGTAATGAATTCCGAATTGGAGCAAGCCTATCTCAAGCCGATCCTTTCTAAAATTGCTGCGCTTTCCAAAGCGACCAAGAAAGGCAAAAATCCGATTGATGAATTAACTATGAAGCGCATGGTGGGTAACTGGATTTCGGCTAAATATTCTATTGAGAAGAACTTGGACTTACTGCGCAATGATGAAAAAGTTATGCGTGATGCTAAACGTTTATTAGATAACGCAAGACAAAACGGCATTAATGCAGAAGTACATCGTTTGAATGATGCCTATTTGAAAGCGAAAGTGCAGTACGATAATCGCAAAGCGGACATTTACAACACCGACTACAAAAACAAAGGCAATCGTTTCAAGGTGGGTGTTGCCGGCGGCTGGTCAATTCCGGAGGCTGAATTGATTATGAAGAACACCGAACAACGTATTAGTAAATCTGATTTAGAATCAGTTGCCGAGATGGTCTATGACTTAAATCAAGCTAAACTGGAAATCGATCGTGCAAGTGGACGCTACACCGAGAAAGAATATCAGGAATACAAAGCCAATCGCCATTATGTCCCTTTAACTGGTGATCCGAATGCTGATGTAGATACCGATATTATTTCAGGTGCAGGTTCAAGCGCGGTCAATATCGGACGAGATAAAGCGCTAAAAGGTCGTACAAGTTCCGAAGCGGAAGATGCTATCGATGCAATGTGGAAATCCGTGGGTAAATCTACAACCTATGCTGGATTTGCGGAATTCAAAGGCAAGATCGATGACTTGTACGAAACCGAAGTCACTATGCTGAAAGAAAAAGGCTATTCCGACTCTCAAGCAAGGGAACAGGCAACGGCCAATCTTGGTATTAGCAAACGCAAAATGCAGGGCTTAACCCGCTCAAGCGATAATGTTCTGATCCGCAAAGAGAGAGGTGAATATTATGAGTATGAGTTGCCAAGTCAAGCCATGGAAGCCTTACGCAATGACAACGTGGAATACGCAAACGCATTCCTGAAGCTCATTTCTAAACCTACCGGCTGGTATGCACGAGGCGTTACTCAATGGACTGTTACGTTTGCGCCAATGAATATGATGCGTGATATTTGGGAGAAATCAGAATTCATCCGCGTTCAGAAACTTTACGATAAGAATAATCGTTTAGTGGATAGCAAGACTATGGATAGAATCGGTCGCGCAACAATTGCGAACGCCTTTACTGACAAAGAGGTGTGGCAAGCAACTAAACGCCTTGGGTTTGCTCAAGAATTGCGTGATAGCGTGCCGGCAGAGCGTATGCTTAAACAGTTACTCAAAGAGGGTGGTGTTTCAAACTACGGTACTTATTTGGATAAATCCGAAGTGGATTTAATCAAGCGCTTGAAAAAAGAAAACAATCCGATTGCCGGTAAACTTGAGAAAGCTGGAAAAATCCTTGAGGGGTACAATAAAATGTTTGATACCGTTTCTGCATTAGCTGCTTATAAAGCCTTAGTGGAAAACGGCATTGATTCAAAACAGGCGGCGGCCACAACATTGGAGCTTACCAACTTCCGCAAAACAGGCTCCAAAATGCGCGGAATCAAAGCCTTGTATATGTTCTCTCAACCAACCGTGATGGGTGCGGCTAACTTGATCCGTTATCTTTCCACCCGTAAAGGTCAAGTGCGTTTTGTGGCTTACCTTGCCGGCATGACCGCACTTTATACCGTCTTGCGCTCAATGGATGATGACGACGAGGGCGGCAACAAGATGGATCAGCTTGGTGATATTACCCGTTACATTCCGATTCCGATTGGCGGAGGTCATTACTTTAAGATTCCGGTTGGTTTTGGTATGCCACAAATGGCGTGGAATTTCTCTACGAATATCGTAAAAGGTGCGGTGAGTGACATTTCCTTAACGGAAGCGGGAGCGAATATGTTAGCGCACTCCTTGAAGACTTTCGCGCCGGTGTCTCCATCTGAAATTTCAGCAGCGAAATATCCGATGGAGAAATTGACGTTGACCGCAACACCAACAATTCTTCAACCATTAATGCAGAATGTTCTTAATCGTTCGGCATTTGGTAACAAGATCACGACAAACTTTGTGCGTGATGATAAGTTGAAAGCAGAGCAATCAAAGGCGACGACCGCGCAATTCTGGAAAGATGTGGCATTAGATCTCAATGATACCTTGGGCATCGATATGCACCCTGAACAAATTAAAAATCTGTTTGATGGGTACAGTTCAGCGTTCGGCAGCTTGAGAGAATTGAACACATTATTTGTTGAAAACCCTAACCGTGAGCAGTTAGGGCGCAATACCAGAATGCCTTTTGTGAATCAGTTCATCGGCACCACCAACGAGTTCAGCATTCAAAGTCGTTACTACGAAGCGAGCGAAGAAGCGAGAAAAGTGGCGACAGAATATGAATCAAGAAAGAACCGTGGTGCGTTAGATGGTTGGCTAGATGACGATAAACGCAAACTGATCAGATTCTACGAAAAAGATAAAAGCACAACACAAACCATGCGAAGCGAAAAAGCAAAACTTACTCGCGCATTACGAGCTGGCCAAATTAGTGCCGTAGCTTATGAGAACGGCATTAAACGTTACAATAAAGACATGAGCAGAGTGCAAGCTCAGATGTTGCGTAAATATCGTTTGATGGAGGGGTTGAACACAAACTAATCTATTGACAAACAAAATATTTGCAGTAGAATTTCCCACAATAGTCGAATTGTAGCAATGCAGTTCGGCTTTTTTGTTGGAGTTTTTATGCAAAAGCTAAAATTGCAGAATGAAGCAGATAGAAAATCACTGATTGTTTATCTGAATACTCGAATAAGAGAATACAAGCAGGACTTGTGCGAGGAGGGACTCACTCCTCAACAATACAATATTCTCCGAGGCAAAATTAAAGAATTACAAGATCTGGTCTCAGAACTGGATCATCAATCATAGACCCGCTCACCGTAGCGGGTTTTTTATTATCAACGAGTTATCACAAGCCGCTTTATGCCGCTTAATGAGGTAATACATGGAAAATCAAGACACCGTAGAATTTAATGCTGACGCCGCTTTTGATGAAGCCGCTAATCAACTTGAATCAGGTGGACTAACTGCCAACAACGAGCCGTCTGTCGCAAATGACAATGTTCAGACCACGCCTGATCAGCGTGAGGAAAACCCTCCTCAAGAAAGCACCCCGCAACAGCCGGTTGCACAAGAGGAAGAGCCTGAATGGTTGAAAAATGCCACTGATGAAGTGAAAGAACACTTCCGCTCAATGAAAGCAGATAAAGAGCGCTATGAACACATGGCTAAGTCTCAACGCGGTCGTGTTGGCGCGCTCTCTAAGAAATATCAACAGGCACAAGCCGCTTTGGAGCAGTTAAAGCAAAATCAAACCACCTTTGATGGTGAGCTTGAAAGTTTACGCGCTGACTATCCCGAAGTCGCCGATTTCCTGTCCCGCTTTGTCGCCGGACAAAACAAACGCCTTGAAGATATTTCTGCTCCGATTGCTCAAATGGTGGATGCCAATGTGCAAGATTTTGCACAGCAACAACTTGACGGCTCAATCTCTTTGGTCACTCAAGCTGTTCCTGATGCCGATAATATCTTGCGCGATCCAATGTTCCATCGTTGGGTAGATACGCAACCAAATGGCGTTAAAGCAATGTTTAGCTCTGACGATCCGCAAGATGCGATTTATTTACTCAACGAGTACAAACGTGCAACATCCTCCATCACTGAGCAGCGTAATAAACGCTCTCAACAATTGTCCGCCATGTCGCTCCCAACAGGTCGCAGTGCGCCAAAAGGTGGTGATGAAATTGATGAAGATGCGTTATTCGATCAATTAGCTGCTCAATTTGATAAGCAGCGATAGTTAGTTCATTTGAGGAAAATTATTATGGCTACAACTAAATCTACGGATATTTCCCAACGCACACAAGTGTATGCAGAAGCTAAAATGTTAGCGCATGCTGAGCCGGTTTTGATTTTGACTAAACTTGGTCAAACCAAACCGATCCCACAAAACAAATCCCAAGTGATTAAATTCCGCCGTCCAAAACCGTTCGCTCCGGCTTTAACTCCATTAACTGAAGGTGTTCGCCCGGAATCACAAAAAATGGTGTATGAAGATGTGGAATGTCGTTTAGTACAATATGGTGCGTGGTCTGAAATCACTGATGTGATTCAAGACACTCACGAAGATCCTGTATTGTCCGACATGACTATGCTTTCCGGTGAACAAGCCGCAGAAACTACTGAACTTGCGACTTGGGGGGCGATCAGCGGTGGCACTAACGTGATTTTTGCTAACGGCACACAAACTTCACAAGTTAATACCGCCTTGAAATTAGAACACGTTCGTGCAGCAGTGCGTAAATTACAACGCAACCGTGCGAAGAAAAAAACAAATATTTTGGATGGTTCAATCAAATACGGCACTAAACCGATTGAAGCGGCTTATATCGCTGTTTGCCACACGGACTTGGAAGCGGATATTCGCAATTTACCAGGTTTTACCCCGGTCGCTGAATATGGCTCTCGTCAGCCGATCGTTCCGCAAGAGTTCGGCACAGTAGAAAATGTGCGTTTCATCACCACGCCATTACTTACTCCGACAGCAAACGCCGGTGCGACCGCCACCGGTAAAGTGCTATCCACTGGAGGCACAAATGCTGACGTGTACAAAATCGTGATTTTCGGTCAAGAAGCTTATGCGGTTTGCCCATTAAAAGGCAAAGATGCCGCGCAAATTTTGGTGCGCAATCCTGGTAAAGCCGAAAAAGGCGATGAGCTTGGCCAAACAGGTTCCGTTGCTTGGAAAACTTGGTGGGCGGGTAAAATTCTAAATGATGCGTGGTTAGTTCGTTTAGAAGTTTCAGCGACCGCGCTTTAATTTACAATCCAAGCCCTCGTATTGAGGGCTTTCTTTTTTTATGAGGAAATCTATGTCATATCCATTTATCGATCTAAAAAAAGCAAGCAAAGATGATTTAGTTAATCACTTGCGCGAACAGTGCGGTATTGAGAAAGACGGTAAAAAAGAAGAATTAGTACAAGCTATTCTTGATTTTGAAACCGCTAATGGCTTAATTCGCCCCGATGCGCCGGCTCAACCACCGAAAGAAACCAAATTAGAAGATTTACCGATCACCGCGAAACGTGTACGTATTATCATTGCGCCAAGTGAAACCGACAACAGTGATGTGTATGTCGGTCTTAATGATTTGGACATATTGATTAAACGCGGAGAAGAAGTTGCGGTGCCCGAATCTGTTTATGTTTTGCTTTCTAAAGCTGGCGAACATCGCTTTGAACAAAACAAAGACGGTACTTATGGCGAATACTTTGCCCCTCGCTATTCCATTACTGTACTCGGTGATGCCTAATGAATTTCCTACAACTTGCTCAACGGTTACGACGTGAAATGAACGATACGGGCGAAGGTCCGTATAACGTAACCAATCAAACCGGTCGTAACCTTGAGTATGTTGATGCAATTCGTGAAGCATGGCTGGATATTCAATCCTTACGCCCATGGAATGAATCGTTTTGGAGTGATGGTTTTTCTGCTGAAAATTTACAGTATTTAGAAACCACCTCTGATACGCCATTTATTCCTGAGCCGTTGCATGTTGCGATTGTTTATTATGCCATGCAAGGTAAAGCCCTATCTCAAAATGCGCAGGAATTAGTCATGCGCGGTCAGAATGAATGGGATAAATATCTTCATTTGTTCTGCTCTCAATTTTTGCCAACTCCATCTTTAGGTAAATAAATGGCACAACTTCCACGAATTCAATCGCAGTTTGTTGCGATTAGCGGTGGCATGGATTTAACCACTCCACCGATTGCAAAAGCAAATAGCGAAGCGATCAGTGCGTTAAATGTGCAACCTAATTATGGAGGTGGTTTTTCTCGAATTGAGGGCTATGAATGTATTGACGGGAAAATGATTCCGTCAGAAATGGCATACGCTGTTTTAATTGTGGGAGAGATTTCTGATAAAGAACGGTTCCTCAACAAAACATTTAACCATAACGGCAAGCAATATCAGGTTATTGATGTATTGGATAATGCTTTCATTGTTGCCTTTTTGAAGCCTATCAACATTGTCAATGGTGTGAGCTTTACTTTCAATGGTGTGAGCTTTACTGCCACTTATGTCAATAGTTCATTCGATGGCGAGCTTGAAGAAGATTTACGCTATCGAAGTATGGCATTTCAGCTTGGCGTTGATTCCGTTTCTGCTGTTCCCGGTACGGACAAAATCCGTGGTGTGGTTGAGTTGAGCGGAGAGGTGATAGCCTTTCGTGACAATGGCGAAAAGTGCGGTGCATTTATCAGTTCAAATAATGGTTGGTCTGCGGTTCCTGCGACTTATCTTGTAAAGCTGAAAAATCTGGTTAAACCTGAAAACTTGTTAGAGCATGTAAGTTTTGCATCAGGAACTGTGAAAGGTGTCATTCATTCGGTTGCACTCGCACCGGATAGCGCGTCTGGTTATGTTGTTTTATCTCAATCCGTTACTACGAATCAGCCGTTACAGATTGATGGCGTGACTGTTGCTACCGTGGAAAATTGTAATGCAGTTACTCTCTCGAAAGGTAAAGACTGGCAATTCATCTACCATAATTTTTATGGTAGTTCGAATACGTTTTATGCCTACGGTTGCAATGGTGAACAAATTATCGAAGTGCGCCCGGATGGGGTTATTGTGCCAATACTTGTGAACAATGATAGCCCTCAATATATTTGTGCGCACCGCAATCACCTATTTGCCTCTTTCCCTGGTGGTCAGTTAGGGCATTCATTGGTTGGACGCCCTAATAAATGGTCAGTGTTGCTTGGCTCAGAACAATTCGGTTTAGGCGATGAAATTACTGCTCTTTCCTCAACCACCGGAGGAGTGTTAATTATTGGCTGCCGAAATAAAACAGCGGGGCTTTATGGTTCCGGTCGTGATGACTGGACAATGAAGGATATTTCTTCTGTTGGTATTCATCCAGGCACATTGCAAACCTCTTTTGTCCCGCTAGCAATAAGTAAAAACGGTATCACTAGAATTGACCAGACAGAGCAATTTGGAGATTTTAAACTAAGCGAAGTCGATGCAAACCGCAAACTTGGTTTTGATAAACAACATTACAACATTGTTTACTCCTCCACCAAACCTAAATCCAACCAGATTCGCTTTTATTCTGCCGAAGGTCGTCACTTATGCGTTATGTTACAACCCGACGGCTCAACAAGAAGTACATTCTTTACTTATCCTGAGCTAGTAAAGGGTATTTGGCAGTCCCCTGATAACGTCTATATGGCATTTAATGATGGTAAGGTTTACCGTCAATCCGATAATTGCTATTCCTTTTCAGGAAAGCAAATTGATTGGATTGTTAAGATGGCATTTAATCATTGCGGTTCTCCGACTTTAATTAAGAGCTGGCATAGCGCAGAGCTACAGGCGACAACTGAAGGTAAATCAAAGTTAAGCTATCGGTTCGACCTTGACTACAACTCCAATTACCATGCTTCTACACTCAGTAAAGATTTACAAATTGCAGGTGGTGGCGGGCGGTGGAATGATTCATTCTGGAATGACTTTCTTTGGTCTGCTGAAGATTATTCAACGCCAACATTCCATTTATCTGGTTATAGTCGAAATATTGCCTTGTCATTTTCCGGCACATCTATTTATTCACCTCAATTCGAGATCAGCGGCATTATTCTAAATTACATTACCCGGAGAAATTATCGTGTCTAAGAAAAACCGATATAAACGCACCCATCAGTTTACTCCATACACCAAGGCGGACGGTGCGGCAGTTTCCGATGAATTCGATGCAATTCAGGCATTTCTTGATCTAATTCCGGAATTGCGTGACGACGGTAAAGGCTTTGCGGCTAGCCCCGTAATCCCAGACCCAACAGAGCCAAATCATCCTGTGCCATACAGCATGCTCACTGAAACCGAAAAGAGCGTGAATAACGCACGAGATGAAGTGTTAGAAAAAGCGCAACAAGTTGCAAAAAACACAGAGACCGTTGCAACAAATACGAAAACCGCAATCAATCAGGCGAATTCCGCTACGCAATCAGCCACCTCTGCCGCCGAAAGTAGTCGCTCTGCTGATGAATCGGAAGATTGGGCTAGAAAGTGGGCATCCAATCCTGTTAACGAAGCCGTTTCTGGTGACAAATATTCTGCGTATCACTATGCCGCACAAGCAGAACAATCCGCACAAAACTTATCCACTGCCGCAGATGCGGCGGAAAATAGCGCGAACATTGCGGCCCAAAAGGCGGAAGAAGCTAAAACATACTCGGACAAGGCGGCTAGTGCCGCTATAGGGGAAATTGATTACAACAAAGTTAGAAACGTTCCGCGCGCATCAACTACACAAGATGGGGTTACACGATTAACAAGTGATACCGGACTTGATAGTGAAACGCTTGGGC